GATAAATTCCCAATAGCCTTATCTTTAAATCAAGCTAATTTAGGTTGGACTGATAAATTCGATAGAGCCTTGTATTACATTTCGTTTGATGATTGGCTACGTCAAGCAAATTGGGTATAACTACTATATATACTAAACAATGTCTAACCACTAATAAAATCAACATGTTAAACGAAAAAATTATAAAGATTTGTGAACAAAAGTTTATATACTTAAACTACTCACCACAAACAAAAGAGAATTACATGTACCACATAAAATCTTTTGTTAAAAGCATAGGAAATAGGCAAATTATACATTTAAATTCAAAAGATTTTCAAACATACTTGGATAATTATAACTTTAGTTCAGTTTCTCAACAAAATCAAGTAATAAATTCTATAAGATTTTTGTACAAATACGGTTTGGAAAAGAAATACGATAAAGTCTCTTTTAAAAGACCTAAATCAGAAAAGAAACTCCCAAAAGTAATTGAAAAAGAATTTCTACTTGATAAAATTTCAAAAATAGAAAACTTAAAACATAAGTCAATAATCACTTTAGCATATTCGACAGGAATGAGAGTTTCCGAAGTTTGCAACTTAAAGATTGAAGATATAGATTCTAAAAGGATGTTGATACATATTAAAAATGGTAAAGGTAAAAAAGACCGTTTAGTTCCTCTTTCTTCTGTTGTTTTAGACCTTTTGCGGAAATATTTTACATCTTATACACCAAAGGAGTATCTTTTTAATGGTCAGTTTAGTTCTCAATATTCACACACAAGTTGTAATCAGATAGTTAAAAAATACATAGGGAAAGAATGCCATTTTCATCTACTCCGACACAGCAGTTTTACAGCTCTTTTAGAGGCAGGTACAGACCTGAGGTTTATTCAAAAAATGGCAGGACACAGCTCATCAAAAACGACGGAAATTTATACACATGTTTCTACGGCGATTTTAAATAAAATAAATTTGCCCATTTAAAAAATAATTAATATATTTGCAAACAAAATAAGAAATAAAAATGAGTCTATTCAAAAAGAAATTAGAATTAAATGAAAAAGAGAAGCAGTTTGAATCTGTTATTAATTCTCTTTTGGCACAAAAAGAAACTAAAAAGCAAATAAAACTGACAACTTTAGAAACAACTTGTTTATTAGTTAATGATGAAAAACATTTTAAAGTGAAAGTAGATTCTCAAGGTATTATTATACAAAACACAACTTTCGCCACAAAAGAAAGATTAAGAGATAAGGTAATAGACCACTTTAAAAACTTAATAATAAGTAAAATGAATGAAGAAACAGATGAAACTTTAAAAGAGATGGATTTGAAAGAGCAAAATTTGATTGAGAATATTAACAGTTTACTTTCTTAACTTTCATATTAAAATAAATGAGAAAGCTAGATAAAACAGGAGAAAAGTACATAACTAATGAAGGATATGTTATTGAAATAATTCAATATGTTAGCTCAATAGATTGTACTATTCAGTTTGAAGATGGTAGAGCTATTAAAAATATGAACTATTATCATATAAAAAGTGGAAAATGAATAAGCTAGTCATAATGGAATCCACTTTCAACATTTTGCCCGAAAAAGATAAAAAAGAAGCTCTTGAAAAAGGAACAGTAATAGAAACACAAACAGTTAAATACTTATTAATAGAAGACTAAAATGAAACAGTTATTTTGGAAGGTACAAACGATACCTCAAACAGAGGAGTTAAAAATTGACTCAAAAGAATTTAATCTATATAAAGAAAAATATAGAGAGTATAATAAGTTAGAAAATGATGCTGATGTAGTATTTGATTACTACAATAATGCAAGTAAGAATCCATTATGGGGAAAAATTTACAGTTTATCTATCGGATTTGTAGATGAAGCCACTAATATTGCAAGAATAAAAGTATTTAAAGGGAATGAAAAAGATATTATTCAAAACTTTCTAAATACTTGTAATGAGCATTTTAAAGCTTCTAAAATAGTTGGATATAACTTAGCTTTTCTTTTACCTTTTTTGCGGTCAAGAATGCTTAAAAACAACATTAAATTACAAGGAATCCATGAAGGGTTAGTTGATTTAAATCGCAAACCCTGGACTTTGCAGGGCATGTGTTTACAAGACGGGTTTAAAGGTATTGGGTATTATAATAATAGTTTAGAAGAGTTAGCTTTTCTGTTAGGTTTAGAGACTAATTTTATTGATGGTAAAGATGTTTATGCTAATTTTTTGGCGGGAAAAGAAGATGAATTAGACAAATCTATTATTGATGAAACTTTCACTTTAATTAACTGCTATAAAATTATTAATGGAGAAGAGCCTTGTAAAGATTTGAACTCAACAGTTGTTGTTTTAGAAGATATTAAAGAAATTGAAGTGACTTTATTACAAAAACTTTTCGCCACAAAAACAATAACAAAAGAAGATAAAGAAAAGCTAAAAGAAATATTAAAGAAAAACAGACTATCAAAAAAAGAAAAAGATATTGTGTTAGATTTAATTAGAAGTGCTTTAGCTATTGTAGATGTAAATTTTGGTAAAGTAACTAACCAAAATCCATTAGATATGATTATAAACCAATTAAAACAAGAATTTGAAAGCAACTAAATGTTAAAATTTTAACACTAATTTGCATATTAAAAATCTTTTTCTTATCTTTGTGGCTTAAAGTTTGAATTCGGACGCAAACTAAAAAGAAATAGCCTCATTTAAGAGTAGTTGTATTCGTCCGAACCTGATACAACGAAATTAATGAGGCATTATTATTTAAGCCAAAATGAAAACAAAATTATGTAAAGCGTGTTTAGAAGAAAAAGAAGTACGTGAATTTTATAAAGATTCTAAAAACAAGGATAAATTAGCTATAAGGTGTAAGGTATGTATAAACAACAGAATAAAAATAATAAGAGAACACCCTGCTAAGGATAATTTAAAAATCTGTAAAAAATGTAATATTGAAAAAGAAGTATCTAATTTTTACTCTTGTGCTACATGCTTTGATAAATATCAAGGCAATTGTAAAATGTGTAGTAAAGAATATACATCTTCAGATTATATAAAAACAACAGATATAAAAAAATGTATAAAATGTGAATTAGAATTAAGTTATCTTTTGTTTAGTAAAAATAAAAGAAGTATGGATGGTTATACAAACACTTGTAAAAAATGTGTTAAAAACTACAATATTGAAAATAAAGACAGATTAGAGACTACTAAAAAAGAATATCGCTCTAAAAACAAAGATAAATTATACAAAGCCAATAAAAAATGGAGAGAAGCTAATAAAGAATATATAAAACAAGAAAAGAAGAACTACTATAATAAAAATAAAGAACATGTAATAAGGAAAAGTTCTGAATATCACTTAAATAAATTAAATAATAACCCTATTTATAAACTTATATCAAGGACAAGAACCCTAATCGGTAATTCTTTTAAAAGAGGGTGTGAAAAAAGTTTTAAAAAACCACAAAAATCAGAAAATATTTTAGGGTGTACAATGCAAGAATTTGTAGAACACCTACAGTCTCTTTTTACAGAAGGTATGACTTTAGAAAATCATGGTAACTGCGAAGAATGCTGGCATATTGACCACATAGTACCAATTAGTTCAGCAAAAACAGAGGAAGATATAATAGAATTAAATCATTACACCAATTTACAACCTTTATGGAGAAGAGATAATTTAACTAAAAGTAAAAAATATGAATAAAAAAGAACTAAAAACGATACAATTACCTAAAATTTATGAAAATGAATTAGGTAATTATCCACAGCACAAAAACAAGAAAAAGATTTCGTATTCACAGCTTAATTCTTTCAAGGACTATAAAGAGCAATATATTCAAGGGTATTTCTTAGGGAATTCTTCCGAGAGTGGTATGTTTGCTTTTTTTGGGTCTCTTGTGGGCGAGTATTTCGAGAAAGGGTCTAAAAATGAAAATTTGTCTGAGTTTGATATGCAAACGATAGATAAGTTGGTAAAGCACCCTTCATCACAATTTGAAGCAGAGGTTGTAATTGACCTCGAACCTTTCGGACTAAAAGACTGTGTTTTACAGGGCTTTAGTGACCACGAATATGATGATGATATATTTAGGTATATAGAAGATTTAAAAACAGGCTCATCAAAGAGTATGCAAGAGAAATATGGAGATATGAAAAAGTACTACCAAACTCGTATGTATGCTTATCAAAGAGAGAATGAAGGTTTTAAGATTGGAGGTTGTCAGGTTAATCATTTAGACCGTAAAGGAAATAATCTAATTATTGGAGATAAGAACTGTTTAAGATTAACAGGGCAGATTGATTACATTCACACACCTTATAAGAGAGAGGATGTAGAAGATTATTTAAAGAATTCTGTTGTACCTATTTGTAAAGAGATTTCAGATTATTATTCAGTTTATACTAGATTTTTCGCCGAAACTAAAAAATAAACAGAAAAAAGATTAACTTTTATTTGCGTAATTAAAAATAAAGTATTATCTTTGTCGGGTAATAAAAAATGAACAGAAAATGAAAAAAGAGAACTTCTAATTGATTGGATTAATCAAATGGATGAAATAGGATTAGATGAGTTAATTGAACAATATTTAAAAAATTAAATTATGACATTAGTATTATTACAAGGTTCGTTGGTAGTGATTAATTTATTATTATCAACATATAACTACGAACATAAAAATTACAAAACGGCTATGTTTAACTGTTTTGCAGCAGGAGTGTGTTTTACGGGATTAATAAGAGCACTGACATTATTATAACATGAAAAAACATTTAGGGTTTTTAGGAGCATTTTATCTTGGCTTTTCTTTAAGTTATTTTGCAAATATACATTTATGGAATTGGGAGTTTTGGGTAATTATCTTACCTGTTAATTTCCTTTTTGTGGCGGATAAAGAATTAAATAAAAAGTAAATCATGGAAGAAAGAAAACTAAAACTAGCAGAAGCTTTAAAAGAGGAAAGAGATAGATTACCTGAAATTAATTCTTTTGGTGAAAAAACAAATTTTGAAGATTATGACTTAGCTGTAAGATATTTAGAAACAGGAGAATATCCAAATTATTATAATGATTACAACTTATTATACGGTTGTATTGAAGATTTTGAAGAAATGTGTTTTGATTATGAAATTGATTAATTATAAATTAAGGTTTTAATACTATCCTTATTATTTTTATAAGGAATTTGGAGGAGTGAATTTAATGTTGTATATTTGCTGTGTTAAATGGAGAAATTCTCTGTTTTTACTTTTTTAGCGGAAAATAAAGATTTTATACAGCATCACCTCTGAAATCGTCAAAATAAATTATAGCTAATCCCTATAACAATTAAGACCAAAGAAGAACTAATGAAGTGATGCTCATTACAATTTTTTGGTTTTTACGTTATAGGGACTTTTTATTTTATACACATTGCAACACTACACCAACATTAATAGTAAATTATATGCTGAGCTTTTCGAGCTTGGTGGTGATAACTTGTTGGCTGTATATGCTAAATTAAAATATGGTAAAAACGGCGCAATAAAAATATACAAAGAACAAAACAGAAACATATATCACACTTTAAAACAAAAAACTAATATATCAGTAACAACATTAAGAAAATACATAAAAATATTAATCAAAGCAAATCTATGTTATTTTGATACTAAAGAAAACTTTGTTTTAATAGGTACAAATAAAATTAATAAAAAATATAGCAGTAAAAAAGTTGTTCCAATAGAAATAGCTTCTTACAAAGAAACAAAATTATTCAGTTTCAGAGTGAGAGTTTTTAGAATGGAACAACAACAGAAAAATCGAATTGATAGAAGACACGAGCAAAATAAGATAATTGAGAAAATGGCTAAAGGTTATACTTTAACAGCACAACAATTCAAGTTTAGAAATTCTTGGAGAGATGCTGATAAAGAATATGCTCAAAGTCAAGGCACATTTAATGCGAATACAGTTTTATCTAATCAAGGATTTTCAAAATTAAAATTTGGAGAAGCAAAGAGTAAAGGTAGTGGAAACTATTGGAAGAATAAATTAGTTTCGGCAGGAATAATAAAAACTAAAAGACAATTTGAATTCATAAAGAAATGTTCTCAAAAAGAATACTTATCTTTAAGATATTCAGGATACAGAAATTTAGTTTTTAAAAATGGCAAACTTTACAAAGAGTTAGTATCTAAATTCACAACAACAGAATTTTATAAGCCCGTACAAGAGATAAAAGAATTAAAACATTTAGACTTTGATTTCTGTTTCTTTCTATCTAAGCAGTAATATAATATTCTCAATAGTTGGTTCAAGAAAAAATACTCTAACATTAGTTGGAAGTTTTCGTCATTTCTATAAGTGAGTAAAATATCTTATTTAGAATCATTATAAATCAATAATTTTATTTGTATAGTTTAAAAATAATTAGTACATTTGTAGAGAATTAAAAATGAATCCTATTAAAGCTTTTGCAAAAGATTATTTTGAAAGATTAGATTTTGAAAATTGGTTATCAAGTCATCATACAGGTCAAGCGTGGTTAGATATTTTTAAAAAAGATGGTTGGAATAAATACAAATTAACAACTATTTATGACTATTATAAAAATAAGTATAAAATTTATGGTGAAGCAAAGCCTGTTACTAAATACACTTTAGCTTTAGGTATTAGAGTAGACGAAATCGACAGGATAAACCCAAAAAGAAAAGAGTTAGGAATTATTTATCCATTGGCTCAATCAGAATATAAGCCAATGACTAAAAAACAAGTAAACTTCTTTTGGGAAATGCAACCATTTAGGTTAGAATTAAAAGGGTATGAGGGTAATTGCTTAACTTGTTATAAAAAGTCAAATAATAAACTTTATCAGATTGCACAAGAAAATCCCGAAGCATTTGAATTTTTTGCTAAAATGGAAGAAAAATATGGAAATGTAAATGGTAAAGTCCCACAAAAGATATGGGAAGAGTTCTTAGCAGATGATGGTGTAACCACCTATGAAACAAGTAGATTAGAAGTATTACCAAAAGAAGAGTATAAAAACACAATTTTTAGGAATTTTAAAACAGTATTTTCTTCTAAAAACATTAATGAAGTTTTAACAGTAATACAAAATTTAAATAAAATAAACAACAATGAAAATAACAGAAAATTTTAGAATAGACACAAGCGGAGAAGGATGTACACTTATCTACTCAGAAATCCGCACAAGAAAAGATGGTAAGAATAAAGGAGAGAGCTATACTTTTGAAGAGCCTTTCTACTACTCAACAATCCAACAATGTTTAAAAGCATTTTTAGATAAAAGTTTAGAAAAAGCAAAAGATATTGAAGATTGTGTGAGATTAATAGATGAAACGTATAAAAAGATAGAAAATTTAAAGTAATGAAAAAACTCTACGAAAAATATAAAAACAAATTAGTAAGATTATCGGATGATGTTGTAGGGACAGTAATTGGATACAGTCAAAGCCATTTAATTTTATTATTAGAAGAAGGTACAGAAGTAGATTATTCATTTACTTTAGATGATATTGGAGACGAAGAACCTGTCATAGATTTTGAATTATTAAATGATTGTGAAGAATGCCACCTTTGTTGGTGTGACGAAAGTAATATTTTACATGGTAAGAAAAGAACAAATAATAAAACACTACCTCAAGAATCAAACTAAATCTGTAAAAGAGTTAGCAGATGAATTAGATGTAAATAAATCACAGGTTTCCCAGGCAGTGTCCTCTTATTTCGAGAGTTTGAATATTGGTAAGAATATTGGTTTTTGTTTCAGTTTTTCTTTTCCGCAAAATTTAGGATATATATTTGATGATTATAGAGAGAGAGAAGTTTTAATAGAAGACAATGAGATTTTAAATAAGAGTGATTTCACGCAGTATGAATTAATGTGGCTTTTAGAAAATTACGGCTTAGGTTGCTACAATAAAACAGAAAAAGCAGATTACTTAAAAATCGCCAAAGAAGAAATAAAACAGAATTTACTTCAAATCAAGAACAGTAAAAGAACAATAACTTATTTAGAATCAATTTAAATTAAAAGAATTATGTTTTTGAAAGACCAAGTAGATAAAGTTTTTGAGAAAGTAATAAAAGATGTGAGAAAAGGTATTACTATTACTAACTCTTTAAAAGGAACTAATTTAAGCAATAGTTATTTTTATCAACTTATAACAGAGGAACAAAGAAGAATTTTAGAATCAGAAAGAGCTGTAAATACTAAAGCAAAAAATAGTAGAGGTGGTTCAGGATTAAACACAAGAATTTTACAAACTTTATTAGAACATCAAGATTATATTAATTATGAAAGCATATAGAGTAACAGGAGAAAGAACAGGTAGAGGAGGAGACTTAACAATAACAGATACAGAACCTATTTTAGTAAAGGTTAGAAATCCTATGTTACACCTAAAACCAAAAAAGAAGAAAAGAAAACGCTAAAATTATTTGCATATCTCAAAAATTAATTATATATTTGCAAAGAAATAGAACTTTAAATTAAAAATTATGTATAAATTCAGTAAACAATCATGGCACGTTAAATTATTTAAATGGATATTTAATGAAGACCCAACAAAAATCTACAAAAGTATGTGTCCTTACTTTTGGAGCTACGTCTTAACAATCTTATTTCTACCTTTAATTCTAATAGTAAAAATGTTTGGTAAATATGGAACACAATTCTTAAATTTTCTAAGAACTTATAAAGAAGCCAAGAGAGAGAAAACAAAACAACTATTTTTAACAGACTGTAAAAAAGAGAATTTAACAAAAGAAGAAGCGTATAGACTATACAAATCAAAATGTTGGAAAGATTTTAGCTGCTATTTATCTTATGATGAAGAAAATTTAGTTAGAAAGTTGGCTAAAAAAGTTTCAGAAGAACTTTATATTAAAAAAGAAGCGGTATCACAAAAAAAACAGCAAACTTATAAAGAAGTTAAAGAGTCAAAGTATTTTGATTATTTTGCATACTTAATTACAGGCTTAATTTTTACAGGTGTTATCTATTTATTTTATATGTTGTTTTCTTCAATAACTTTCAAACCTGTTGATTGGATATTAGTTTTTAAACTTTTAGTTTTTGTAGGCGGTATAGTATTAGTAGGTACTATAATAGTCTTATTTGTAAAATATATAATCATTCCTATAATTAACAAAATTAGATGTATGGAATGTCAACTTTGTAAAATAGGATTAGGTAGTAAAATTATATCAGTTATTTCATTTATATGGAAAGGGTTTTGTATAGTTGGCGATATGATTCATGTAACTTATAAAAAGAATTGTCCTTTAATAGTGTGGGAAGAAGAAAACAATTAAAAACAATATTATGAAAGAATTATTAAACAAAAAATGGCATTTACATTTATTAACTTTACCCTTAGGTATTTTATTTATCCACTATGGAGAAAAAGGCTTTTTACACTTAGATGATGTAGGAGGATTTGCATTAGGATTTTTTACTGTTTTATTTTCCTTTTTTGCGGGATTTCTTGTAGAATGGGCTGAAGGGTTTTTCTTTGGCGCTAATAATACAAAGGAAGAAATTAAGCAGGCAAAACTAGATATTTTAGCTTGTGTAGTAGGAGGAGCTTTAGCAGTTGTTTTTGGAGGTAATTTATCTGTTGCTCTGTATTCTTTTGTGGCAATTATAGTAATTGAAATACTTAGAAGATATGTTAATAAAACACAGATACTTTAAATTAGGCTGTCCAATAGAACACATTTATTCAGTGTATAAAGAAACTTTTATTTTAGGTTTTTCGTGGAGTTATGAGAAAGTTAGTAGAGTTGAATTGACAGAAGATGAAGCAGATGAGTTTATAAAAAGTAAACAATAATGGGAGAACAAGAAAGAAAAATAATCATCAAAAGAGCTAAAATAGTGTTTAGCATCATAGGAACAGCTTTATTAATTTTAGGAACACTTATTTATTATGGGAAGTAGTAGAAGTTATTTTGAAGATAGGTTATCAGAAGAAACAGAGAAACAATATTCAAAAGAAGTTTTAAATTTTTTAGACTTTTTTAGATTACTGTCTATTGAAGATAAAATCGCCGTAAAAAGGTTAATAGAAACAGAGAAATTGATATAAAAAATATAAACTATATGAAAAGATTTAACGAATTAACAAATGAAGAAAAAGTAGTATTAACATCAGAGCAAGTCGAATACTATGCAAAATTAGATTGTGCAAATAGAGGGATTGTAATTCCACAAAAACCTATTAATCAATTAAAAGATGTAATAAAACCATCAGAAAAATATTATCAAGTTGGTTGGGAAAGTTTTGTATTTAAAACAGAGCAAGATGCACAAGAGTACGTAGATATAAAAAATAAAACATTATCTATTAAAAGTTTTGGAAGTAATGATTATCTTTTTAATTCTTTTTTCGCCGATTTTCCTATTTATTAACAAAAAGTCATTCTACTATTGTATGGATGAATTATATAAAACTTTAAAATAGATGAAACCAATAAACATACAAGCTAAAGAATATAAAGTAGTTGATGCTGTTGCTGAGGAAATATATTGGTTAAATATCAAACTAAAATCGGCAAAAAATATTATAAAACAGATTGAAGATTTAGACGACGAATTTGACACTCAAAGATATAAGTATTTAGGAGAAAAACAAAAATTAATAGAAGAAATAAAAAATCTATAAAATGGAAATAAATAAAACAACAGTTTATACTTTAACTAAAGAAGAAATAGAAACAGCTTGTTATTCTGCTTATACTAGAAAGTTAGAAGCGTTAAAAGTTAATGCTTGGTTTAGTGGAAATGATATAAAATTCTTTGCAAGCACATCTATGGATGAGGATATAGTTTTTGATATGAGGTGTGAACTTATAGTAAAAGAAAATATTTAAATTTATGAAAAACCTATCGCTCTCAGACTTAATCTTTTTATCCAAACAAAGTGATAATATTATTATAACACATTGGTTAGAAGATTTAGAAAAACTAATTAAAGAAAATCCAAATTCATTTGTACTTGGAGAAGAAATACGAAAACTTTTATAATTATGAACAAATGGTTTAATAAACAAAAACCTATAACTTTAGGTTTTATTACAGGAATTAGTTGTTTTATTTTAGGATTTACTCTTATGATGCTTGCGGATGAGAATATATTAGGGTATAAAAACAATTTAAAAATATCTTTTTTACTTTCTGTACTTATGTTTTTTATGTCATGGCTTTTATTTTCTATAGGCAAAAAGTCGAGTATTATTTTATATTTCTATCTTTGTTGGCGAAATATATTTAAGTTATAAATTTTTAAATTGGTTTTTATGAAAGGAGAACACTTAGGAAAATTAGAAGATATAATGCCAACCTTGGAAAGTAAATCTGTTAGAATGATATTTGTGGATTTTCCTTTTAATACAACTAAAGCTAAATGGGATACACCTGTTGATTTAGAACTTTTTTGGCGCGAGGCGTGGAGAATACTTTTAGATGATGGTATTGTAGTAGCTAAAGCTCAACCACCATTTAATATCACTTTAGGAGCATCACAATTAAAACATTTTAAATACGAATGGATTTGGGAGAAAACCTCAGCAACAGGTGGGTTGAATTCTAAAAAAGCTCCAATGAAAGCATCAGAGAATTTAATGGTGTTTTACAAAAAACAACCTTTATATAACCCTCAAATGACAAGTGGTCATATAAGAAAAGTAAGCAGTGCAAAAAATAGAAGTGCGTGTATAGAGCGTAGAAATCTAAAGGAAGATTACATTTATAATAAAGAATATTCAGACAGAGTTAAGGATTATGACAGTACAGACAGATACCCAAGGAACGTTTTAAAATTTGCGAGTGATAAACAAAGATTAGCAATTCACCCCACACAAACACCTGAACCATTAATTGAATATTTTATAAAAACTTACACCAACGAAAGAGATATAGTTTTAGACCCTTGTAGAGGAGTAAATGGAGTTGGAGTTTGTGTAGATAGATTGAACAGAAAAGCTATTCTGATTGAGAAAGAACCTAAGTTTTATAATATGGGATTATTAAGAAGAGAATTTCCGCAATTAAAAACTAAAGAAATAAAACAAAAATACTTTGAAATTTATGGAGAAATATATGACAATATATGAAAGAAACAAAAGAACAGAAAATAATTTGGCAAATATATAGAGAACTATATAAAGCCTCAACACCAAGTGCGGATTTTGATGAACTTGTTAATTCGGCAGAAAAGAATAAAAAAGGACAGAAAATAATTCCATTTAATGACTATGAAATTTCAGAAAAAGATTATAATGAAATAATTGATAGAAATATTAAAGGAAAGAAACTTACTAAATTAGGTCAACAAATGATTAAAAACACCATTGCGTTGGGCTGTAGTCCTAAATTTAAAAAAGAAGAAAATGGAAACAAGAATTAACCCAAACCAAGTGAGTCATATTGCGATATGCGATGGACATAAAGGATACAAGTGGTCAAATTGTATTCAAGAGTTTTACTATAGAAAGTTTAAGAAATATAAATTTTTTAAAAGTAATCCTGATGGCTATTATAGTGTAAAAGGTTGGAATAATTATTTTAAAGAGCTTCCTGAAGGTTGTTACAGTTTAAATGGTGAACTTTATAGTTATGCTTCTGTTTCAATTTTTTGCGCCGAAAAAAGAATAAAAAACAGATATTTTGAAACCCTTGAACAAGCTAAAGAGTGGGTGACAGAAAATTTTCCTAATTGTAATGTAATAATTGAATAAATTATGTATGTAAATATTTCAGTATTAGAGAAATCAGGTTTATTATTTTCTGATTTAGTTTTTTTATGTGCCATAAATCAAACAGAAACAGATTGGCTCATAGAAAACTTAAATGAAGATGTTTACAGCCGTTTAAAAGAGTTAAATCTTATAAAACATATAAAGCAGAAGTCTAAGAAAGAATACTTGTATGTGAGTCTTAGATTAAGTGATACAGGAAAGACTCTTTTATCTGAATTAGAGGAAGCAGAAGTTGAGGAACAGGACACTAAAGTTGGAAATTGGCTTATCAATCATTACAAACAAATAGATAAACAAGTAGGTAATTCTAAAAGGTTAATGAGACACATTAGAGATTTTCGCCTAAAAAGTGGTATTGAGAAGAACAACTTAATTAAAGTTTGTTTAGATTTTATTTCGGATGAAGATAACATGCTGTATAACAACGTACTTGAATTCGCCTTCTATAAACCTTTAACTGCGTTCCAAACAAGATTTCAATTAGAGGACAGTAGAATTTACAAACACTACTTAAAAAAAGAAGACTATTTTAAATCAATCTTTGAAGAATATTAATATGGAGGGAGTAGAAAAATATATGTCTTATATAAAAAGTGAGGATTATCTACAAGAACAAAAAGAAACGCTTTTATTTAATATAGTTGCATTCTTGAATCAAAAATACAAGCATTGCTTCATCACACTAAATTTAGAAACAGAAATTATTGAGATTAAAGGTACAGATGAAGACAAAGAAAAAATAATGGAAGAATTAAATAGTTTTGGATTAATAAGAGGATAATATATGCAATTAGACCCAAGAATTAAAAGAGCAGGACAATTAGCAACAGAAGCTTTTCAATATTTAAATCAACTTCAAAAAGGAGACAAACAGCTTTTAAAGACAGGAGATGAAGCAATTGATTGTCATATAAATGGGTTATTACCTTCGGACTGTATATTATATTCTGCTAATAGTGGAGTAGGTAAGACAAAAATGCTTTTTGACACTCTTGACCAAATATTAGATGAAAAAGTAAATCCAAATGCCAAAAATATAAAAACTTTAGAGTTTCAGTTGGAGATGAAATTTTTAAATAGAGTTTTACGAAGTACAAGTAGTTTAACTTCTAAAAAGAAAAGTAAAATCTTAACTGAAGAATTTACAGAGGAAGAAAAAGAGATTGTGAGAAGATATTATGAAAATCTACAAGATGACAGACGTTATATTTGTGAGGAATCTATCACAACAAAAGATTTCTATGAAATGACTAAAACTTTCTGTGAGATAAACAAACCCTCAGATTCGTTAATTATTTGTCTTGACCATTGCTTGTTGTTAAAGAAAGAAGATAAGTTTGAAGACCCTTTAGAAGCTTTGACAAGTTATATAAATCAGTTAAGAAAAGAGTTTGATAATGTCTACTTTATTTTGTTAAGTCAGATGAATAGAGGAAGCTTGACTAACATTTCAGATAGGGATAATTCTATGATACCAACAACGGCTATGATTTATGGGAGTTCTCATTTTGAATTTCTTTGTTCTTATATTGTGGTTTTGGTTGACCCTTTTCGTCTTGGTGTGAATTCATACTTAAAGGTTAACCCTGAACGCTATGATTGGTTATCTGAATATATGCAAGATGAAGATAAGAATGGTAAAGTTTCGTTCAACACTTTAAGTAATATGTTCAAATTTGTACTTAAAACCCGCGAATCTGATAACCCTTACAAAAACCTGTTTGTTAAGAAAATGGATTTAAGTTCTGAGCAATTAGAGAAAATGAAACAAAGTGTAGAAATAAAACCCACAACATCTACTCCTGTATTTAGCACACCTGTGTTTGGAGAAAAGAAATTAACTCCTATAAAAGATTTACCACCTTTACCTACAGCCACATTGGCAGATGCATTTGGTCAATCCTTCGAGGATGATGAGAAACTTGATGAACCGTTTTGATGGGTTTATCACTCATTAAGTACCATTTTTCGAGTTAGTGATTGGTATTTCAAACATTAACCTTAGAGACTTCGTTATTTAGAATTAGTATAAATTAAAGTCAGTTGATTAATTTCTTCTGACTTTATTTTTTTATGTGGAAAATTTGTTATATATTTGCCCTATAAAATTTAATAATTATGAATATTTTAAAAAATTACACTCCAAAGTCAGAATATGTTAAAACCATATTTGAGTATATTGAAAAACACAAAGATTTAGAACTTTCAGAAGTTATGGGTATTGCTGTGTTTAAAATTAAAGGTCTAACTTACTCTTATGAAAATGAAGTTTTAGGTTTTTCTAATTCTACACCTGTAAACTTTAATGCTATTGTAAATAACACTAAAACTAATAAAGTCTCTTTAAAACCTATTGATAAATTTAAAGAAGATATTTTAGATGTTAAGTCTTTAGAAAAACAAATTAGTATTTTAGAGAATACGCCTTTTATTAAAATACACTCTACTCCTCTTGTTTTAAGATTAGATACAGAGTATTTTCTTATTGTTTGTTTTTCTTCGGCGGAAAATCAATATTTTTGTAAGTTTAATTTTGAAATAGAATAAATAATAAGATATGAAAACAGTAACAACTAAAGAACATTATTGGAAGCTAAGAGATAAGTGTAATCAAGGAAAACATAAACTAAGAGATAATAATTTAGGAGTAACTTGGTGCGTAGTTTGTGGATTTCAATCTTTAAAACCTTGTGGAACACCTTTAACAGAAGAAGATAAAATTATAACAACAGTTTTATTATGCCAACAGGAGAAATTTACATATTCACAATAGTAAAAGATAGTGTTACTACTATAAGTAAAGATTATTGTTTTCTTAGTGATTTTGATGCGAAAATTCAGTCCTATGTTTTATTTCTTTTGTCGGCAGAAATAAAAAAATAAAGTATTACATTTGTAAAATAAAAATAAGAGTTATGAGAGAATATACAAAAGAAGAATTCTTCGAGTATTGTAGTAAAGAAACAAAAGAAACTATTAACTCATGGACTTTAAATAAAAAGTTTAAAAGTAAATGGGACAGTGAAAATATGGTTGACATAATAAAAATTAATGGCAGCTATAACATTACTTTTGATTCAGGTGGGTATAGTTTAGTAAAGATTTAATTTCGCCGAAAAAAATTAAAAAAGAAAAATGACAAAAACAACACTCTATAAACACTATCTAAAAAAAGAAGAAGACTATATAATCTTAGATACCTGCCTACTTCAAAATCCTCAAGGAGTGTGGTGCGAAGCCTTAATTTATAAGGGTGTGGAAAGTGGGTTAAAGTTCTGTAGATTTGAGGATGAGTGGAATAGTAAATTTTCGGTAAAAGAATAAAATTATGAAAGAATATATTTTATGTTCAGCAGTTTGGTACAAAGAATTTCCACATAAAAGGTTGAAAAACAGAAGATTATAATTAAAATTTAAAGTGGTAGAAGATGAGTAAGATAACAGAAATTTATGATATAGAAACCCTCTCTAATTGCTTCACTTATAGTGCAGTGGATAGAGATTCTGATAACATAGTTAAATTTGTTATATGGAAAGAAAGAAATGATTTATATGATTTATTAGTTCATTTAACTAATGTTAAAGGACAAATAGCATTTAATAATATCAATTTTGACTATCCTATAATGCACTACATTATAAAAGAACGTGAAAAACTTATTCAAATGGATGGTGATAAAATCGCTAAACTCATTTATAAAAAAGCACAATCTGTTATTTCTCAAGAATATTCCGCAATAAAGGAAACAGAAGTTATAATTCCTCAATTAGATTTATTTCGTATTTGGCACATGGACAATAAAGCACGTATGACATCATTGAAAAAAATTATGATAAATATGAGATATGAAAATGTGCAAGATATGCCTTATCCACATGATTATAAAATAACATCATCATCAGAAGTTCAAGAAATATTAGATTATAACATTAATGATATTTTAGCAACAAAAGAGTTTTATATAAAAACTGTTGATAAACTAGAACTTAGAAAAGGATTACAAACTAAATATGGATTAGATTGCTTAAATTTCCCTGATAGTAAAATTGGAGAACAATTGATGTTAAAATTATATTGTGAAGCTACAAATCAATCAGAAGATGAAGTAAAAAAACGTAGAACATATAGAAATTCTTTTAAATTTTCAGAATGTATCCCTGAATATGTAAAATTTTATACACCTGAATTTAATCAATTATTAGACTACATTAAAAGTATCGAAGTTACAGAATTAAAAGAATCATTTAAATATGAGTTTAATCATTTTAATCTTAATTTACATATAGGTACAGGTGGTGCGCACCATTCAATAAAAGCAGGAATATATGAATCTTCAGAAAATGAAGTGATTTATGATGCGGATGTTTCGGGAATGTATCCTAGTATAGCAGTTGTTAATAATTTATATCCTGAACATTTAGGTAAAGAATTTCCAATAATTTATAATGAAAATGTATTAAAACCACGTTTACACGCCAAAGAAAAAGTAAATGGTGCAATGAGAGATAAAGTAATGGCGGAGGGTTATAAATTGAGTGGTAATAGTGTATATGGAAAATCTAACAGTGAATATAGTTTTTTATATGACCCATTATATACTTTAAAAACAACACTCACAGGACAATTAGTTTTATGTATGTTAACTGAATTTTTTGTAATGAAAATTCCAAATGTGAAAGTTTTGGGTATAAATACTGATGGAATTACATTAATGTTTGATAAAAAATATACAGATTTATATTTTAAAATTTGTAATTATTGGCAACAACAAACAATGTTAAATTTAGAATATGTAAATTATTCTAAGATGATAATTCGAGATGTAAATAATTATATTAGCTTATCTACACATGAAATGTTTCATATTGATGGAGAACTAATAATGAAAGAAAAAAATGATATAAAATATAAAGGAACATTCAAACCTGTGAAAGAGATGTTACGAGACGGAGAATATCATAAAAACTTTAGTCAAAACGCAGTTACATTAGCTATATCTGATTATTTCTTAAAGAATATTCCTATTGAAGAATCTTTGAAAAATAACACAAATATTTATGATTTTTGTAAAACTTTCAATGCCACACATGGTTGGAAGTGTGAAACAGTTGATTTAGAAGGTAAAATAGAAAATCAACAAAAAACAAATAGATATTATATTTCAACCAACGGTAAAACATTTCGTAAATTAAAAGATGAACGGATTATTGAAATTGAAGCAGGTGGTACAAAAGTTACAATATTCAATAAATATGAAAAAAAACCCTTTGAAGATTATAAGATTAATTACGAATATTATATAAATGAATGTTATAAGATAATCCATAAAATAGACGGCACAGAAGAAAAATTAGAGAAGGAAGCTAAAGAAGCTCGTGAAAAAGCTAAACTTGAAAAAGAAGAAGAAAACTATTTAAAATTCATAATAAATAAATTTCCAACACAACTACAATATAATACTTATTGGAAAGAACACTGTAGTTTAAAATATGGAGAACCGAAAGAAATAAGACCAAGCAAAACTAAAATGTTATAATTTTGTTAACAGATTTGCATATTAAAAAATAAAGTTGTATATTTGCACTTTTAACTTTATATGCAGATTTAGTTGAGAAACAAATTTAAGAAATATATTATAATATATAGTTGAAAACTTACTAGATTCCTCTGCATAGGATGAAGGTAGGTTTTTGACGTTTATACAAGCCAAGATGATTAAATTAACATTAGAAGAAGTTTATGAAAAAATACCTGAAAGATTTAAAGGTAGAATTGAAATAGTTGAGTATAGCTCCTATAATAAAATGATTATTAAAACTATATATGGGTTAAGTAGGGTATCCCTTTTCAATTTAGAGCGACTAGAAAATTTTAATATCAGGTCTGCATTAAATAAGACTGAGTTTTTTAAAAATATGTTGTTAGAAAGATACCCCGATTACGAAAAAGGTTTTACTATAATAGGAGAGTTTACAAGAAGTAATCAAGGTATTTTAGTAAAAGGTAGATACTGCACTCATTTAATAAAACCTGATATACTTCTAACAGGAGCATTACCACATATTAGAAATGCTACAAATCCAACAGAATATGCAATAAACTATCTTAATGAGTTGCATAATAATAGATACACTTATCCAAATTTTGAATATTGTGGTTCTAGTTGTATGGTAAAAATAAACTGTAGGTTACATGGAGAATTTATACAAAAATACTACATTCATGCAATGAGTTCAGGTTGCCAAGGATGTGCAGATGATAACAGAGTCACAGGGTATAGTAGAAGTGACTTTATAAAAAATTCTAAAGGAAGGGAGTGCATGCTTTACATACTAAAATGTAAAAACAAAGATGAAGAATTCTATAAAGTAGGTATAACATCTCACAATGTAAAGAAAAGATATGGTGAAAAGAAGAAAATGCCTTATGATTATAAGATTATTCACCAATATTCTTCTTTAGATGCAGGTAATATTTGGGATTTAGAGTTAGAATGCAAGAGGAATTATAAACTATTAAAGCACATTCCTAATATCTATTTCAAAGGTGGTGCAAGTGAATGCTTCACTCTTGATTTACCTGTTGAACAAATCATCACTTACTTAGAGTCTACTAGTTAGGCTCTTTTTTTGTTTCTGTTTTATCCTTTTTACGGCGATTATCGACGGCATCTTTAAAATATTTAAACTTTTATTTGCACAATTGATTTATTTTACTTATCTTTGTCAAAAATATTAAACAATGAAAGCATTAGAAACTACATTTGATAATTTAATAGGTTGTAACTATACTTTATATTCAGTTAAATACTCTGAACTTAGAGATTTAGTTAGAGGTTGGTATGATGGGTACAACTTAAAAGAATTTGATAATAAATATGTTGGTGAAAGGTATGAGATAGATTTTAAAGTTATACGTAAATCAGGTCTTTTAACAAACTTATTTTACGCTCAAAAGAAAATAACACAA